ATACGCAATTTTAACACCTTGGAGCAACAATGAATAAACCTAAAAAACAAAAGAAACCCCAAAAAAGAACAGTAGAACAGTGGATATTAGAAAGAATAAAAATAGAAAGAAAAATGAAAAAAGACCTTCTAAGCTTTGCCAAACGTGAAAAAATAATAATGGATTTCATAGATAAAGAAACAGAAAAGTTAGATTGGGCAGACAATGACGCTATTTACTTAGAAACAATGTGTCTAACAAATATAAAAATAGAGCAATTCATATTTGAAGAATTAACCGATAGAGACATTGAAGAATATCGGAAGTCAAAAACGAGAGAAATTATAAAAGAATTTTTAAGCCAATAATTTGACACAATAAAAATTCAATGCTCAAATCAAGAAATGGTAGAGCCAAAACAATCAAGGTTGAGCCTTGAGGATTCAAGAGTCAAAAAACTGACAGTCTCAAGCAAGAGGTTCCTTAAATTCAATCATAAACATAAACAAAACAACTCTGCCAGAAGATGGCAATAAAGTAACGCATTATGTTGCTGTCATCTTTTCATGCAAAGGAGTGCATTGAGCCATGATGGAAGGGGTAAAGTTAAATTATCAAGTTGTGGATACAGCTCTGGAATATGGAGCAACATTAGGTCAATTAAGAGCCTCACTCGGTAGAGCAGGGCAAATTCTTTCAACGAGAACAATTCAAAGAGCCATAGAGAGAGATAAGGGCGTAACTTTTTCAGATTACAGAGAAATGATGATGTCTGATAATGTGATGGGTTTAAAGCAAAAAGCTATTCAAATGGGACTCTCAGGCGATAGAACAATGTTGATTTTCTCACTTAAAAACATAGGCGATTGGTCAGACACGCCAATGCAAACAGCACAAACTGAAGATTTGGAATTTGTAGATGGCGAAAATAGTATTCAAGAAAACTAAGGCACAAGCAGAAGTCTTTGACGATGATATAACAAGTACGATTGTTTTTTCAGGCGGTCTTGGGTCTGGAAAAACCTATGTCTTGTGTAACAAAATGCTTAAATTGAGCTATATAAATAGAGGCTTTTCAGGTGGTTTGCTTGTCCCTGACTACCCTAGTTTTAGAAAAGACGTTCAACCAACATTTGACGATATATTTCAGAAAAATGGAATAAAGTATAAGTTTAACAGACAAGAAAACGCTTATTATTTCCCATGGAACAGAAAACCTCTTTATATTTTCACCGCAGAAAAACCAATCGCAGGACCAAATTTAGCTTATTCAGGAATCAATGAATACTCATTAATGAAGTATGATCGAATAAAAGAAATGACTAGAAGGGTGAGATTAAAAGGGGCAAAGTGCCTACAATCTGTCTTAGCAGGAACACCAGAAGATGTTTTTGGTTGGCTTGAAGAGTATAAAGAAAATATGGAAAAGCAGAATAAAGAAAGACCAAATGCTTTTAAGATTGTTTACGGAAGCACAAAAGATAACATTTATTTATCAGATCACTATCTAGATGACTTAAGAGCCACATTAGATGAGCAAGCACTTAAGGTATTTACAGAAGGTGCGATAATTAAAATAGGTGGAAACTATTTTTACTACTCATTTAGTCGTGAAAAAAACGTGTCTGAGCAGGCTATTTATCAAAAAGGTCAAATGATTCATGTTGGGCTAGATTTCAACGTGGGCAATATGAGTGCGACGTTTTCACATAAAATAGTTAATAATGGACGAGCAGAACAGCATTTTTTTGAAGAATTGGTTTTAAAAGGTGACTCGAACACCTACACAATTGCCGAGGCTGTTATTAAAAGATTCCCATGGGAATATCAAAACGGGTTATTGTTAGTGACCTGCGATGCCTCTGGAAGTGCAAGAAAGTCATCTGCTACCGAACAGCTTCAATCAGACGTTGCTATTCTGCAATCAAAAAAACTCAGAGTTAGATACAAGCAAGTGAACCCAAGGTTAAGAGAAAGACAATTATTAATGAATGGACTATTCTATCATGGTGTAGTTAAAATAAATCCTAAGTGCAAAGAATTAATAAAGGATTTCACTCAGGTAATGCAAGAGCCAAAAGATTTTTCAAAAGTAAAATCAGACCCTAATAGGACGCATTTATCTGACACAGCTGACTATGTTTGTGATTTTGAATATGATTTACCAGATAGAATAAGAAAACCTATATCAACTCAAGGAAGGTAATAAATGGATTTATTGAATAAAGATGTCAGGCTTCAATTAATAAATGAAATCACTGGAAGCGAAAACAAAGACAGAAAATATCGCTCATTTCAACAGGCTCAAATTTATAACTCAAAAATATATGATTATGTTTATGAATATCTTGAGCAACATAACTCGCCCGAGTCATTGAAGCAAATTCCAGTTGTTTCTTCTATTAACATATCAAGAGCAATTGTGAACAAAGAGGCTTCTCTTTATAAATGCGAACCAGAAAGAGCATTTATTGGAGTAACAGAAGAACAGGCAAAGGCATTAAAAGATATTTATCACCGCATCAATGTGGATAACAAGATGCTAAATGTGAATAAAGCCTTTAAAACCCACGACCAAGCATTTATTCAATCACTGGTTTTGAATGGTGAGATCAAAGTAAGATGCTTTAGACCGCATCAAATTGATGTTATTCCTAACGAAATTGATCCAGAAATTGCAGACGCATATATAATTTCATCTTATGATCAAGACTGGAATATGAGCGAAAACTCCGGGAATAAATTAGTTGAAAACGGAAGATCAAAATTATCTTACGACCAAATAGATCAAGCAATAGGTGACGGCGATGATTGGCGAGCTAATTCAAGGTTCGTTTTCTGGACAAAAGAGCTTAATTTTGTTTGTGATGGCTACGGGAATATAGTTTCTGATTTAGCAGATGTTGAAAACCCTATCAAGCATCTATCATTCATTGATATAGCAAACGAAAAAGAATTTACTTTCTTTGTTGATGGGGGAGATGATTTAGCAGACATCACTATTCAATACAATGCAACAATGTCAGATGTTGCTCATATTGTCAGAATGCAAGGTTGGTCACAGGCTATCTTAAAGGCTCCGAGCACATTAATGCCTGAAAATATCCAGATAGGTCCAACTCATTTATTGAAGCTCCCAACTGATAACACAACAGATGGGCAAGTAACTTTTGAATTTGCGAATCCAAATCCTAATCTTCAAGGCACCCATGAATTTACAGATAAGCTTTTATCTAACTTCTTAACCACAAGAGGTCATGACCCAAAACTTGTAAATGGAAAGGGTGAAGCAGTTTCCTATTCATCGGGAGTTGAAAGACTTCTTTCAATGATTGAGCAGTTCGAGGCTTCGCAATCTGATATGGCGAAATTTAGAAAAGCCGAAACTGAACTGTTTAAGCAAATTGTTAAATGGATTAATTTATACAGTGGAACGGATTTTTTAGATAGATTCTATTGGATTGGCAAAATTCCAGAAACAGCGACAGTTGAAATTAAGTTTCACGAGCCTTCAAATATCATGAGTGAAAACGAAAAACTAGATTTAGTAATTAAAGAAATCCAAAACAACTTAACAACTCCTAAAAAAGCACTAATGAAATACTATGATTTAGATGAAGAAGGTGCAGATGAGTTGCTTGAGCAAATAAATCAAGCTAACATGAGCAATTATGAACAAGTTTCCAATAAGCTCAATGAATCGAAGTCGAAACAAGAAGCAATGGAAGATGAAGAAGGAGAATCAGATGAAGAAGAAAGCGAAAGCTAAAAAACCTGTTAAAAAAGGTAAATAGTTAATGAAAATCAACCTCGAAGAAGAAGAAGTAAGTCAGGTTTTTGATTTGCAGAAAATCTTTGGGGTTGATTTTGAAATCCCTCAAGTTGTTCACGAGGCATTTGGGCAAGAAGTTATTGATATAATCAGAGAAAGAACATCCAAAACAAAAGACATCAACGGCAATGATTTGCCTTCTCCTTATTCAGAAGCCTATTCAGAATCATTAGAATTTAAAGCATTCGGGAAATCCAAGAATAAAGTAAATATGAAACTAACAGGCGATATGTTGGATTCAATGGATATTTTGGATATTGATGGGAATGTTTTAAAGGTTGGTCTTGAAGGGCTAGAAGCCACAAAAGCTTTTGCCCACAACACAGGCTTTGAGGGTCACCCAATTCTTGAAGGCAAAGTTCCAAAAAGAAAGTTTTTTGGCGTAACAAAAGATGAAGTTAATAAAATAAAAAATAAGCTCCAAGATTTATTAGAAAGATCAAAAGATGTAACTCAAGATGAAGATGCTTTTACATTAGGAGCAATCGAGTTATTGGAAGGCTCAAATAGCCCTGTCTCATTTAGAATAGATGACCTATTTGATGATAATGAATAATGGACATAGTTGACGCAATTATAAAAAAGATCGAAGCAATATTAAAAGATAAGGATTTTCTTGATAAAGTTGGGGCAGACGTTGTTTTTATATTTAAAGGAACTACCAGAACAGGAAAGAATGTTGCAGGTCAAAAATTTCAATTTAAGGACAAAAAGAAAGCATCAAAAAGACGAGAACAGGTTGCAAAATACAACAAAACTCACCCAACATTTTCAAAAGGTCGAGCAAACGTCACAATCACAGGAGAGTTGGTTGATTCAATAACTCATAAAGTTGACTCAAATAGTTCAGCAATAACAATAACAGTCGAGGGTGACCATAAAGGCTACAAGAATAAAAATGGGACAACTGGGAAAAGCGTTCCGAATAAGAAAATATTAAAAGGCTTAGGAGAAAAAGGGTTCACAATACTGATCGAATCTGAAAAGATTAACGAGAAGATCACGAAAAAGGTCAAGGAAGAATTAAGACGCAGACTTAAAAACAAAATATCTTAAGTTTGCAAAACTATAAAAGGGAGTTTATTATTATGACTAACGAAGCCAATGTCAGTAGTGCTGACAAATCAAAGGTTGTGCCTAATGATTCGATACCAGTCGAGGTTTTAGAACGCTTTAAAGATGATTTGTTCAAGCAAAAAAACGCAAACAATGATTTGAAAAAGCAACTAGAAGAAGCCACTCAAAAGCTCAATGAGTACAATCTTAAGGAGCAAGAGAAGGCAGGAAACTTCGAGGAAGTAAAAAAGGCTTACGAGGAAAAGATTTCAAACCTAGAATCTAAATTTAAAGAAACTAGGGAGCTTTTCGTTAATAAGACGCTTTTCAAGACTTTAAAAACAAAAGCAGAAATGAAAGGGTGTAAAGACTCTGACGTTTTTCTGAAGCTGTTGAATAAAGATCAAGTAAAGAATGTTATGACGGAAGATTTTGATTTCGATGACTCAAAAATCAATGAACTGATAGAGAATGTTGCTAAGGAAAAAACATATTTATTTGAAGGTAGTGCCTCAAAAGTAAAAGATGTTCCACCTACGAGCAAGCACCAAGTTTCAGAAGTTGATTTTAAAACAGCAATTGCAGAGGCTAAAACTCAAAAAGAAGTCGAAGCAGTTATGAAAAAGTATAACAAAATTTAATTTTCAAGGAGAAAGAAAATGCCTTTTACAACTAACTTATCAGGTACAGCTCAAGTTGATGATTCAATCATCTTAGCGTACGATAAACAATTTATTGTTGCGTCTGCACAAGACCAAATTATGGACCAATTTGTTACTTACAAAGCTAACATCAACGCTAAATCAATTGAGTTTGAAAAATATTCTCAATTATCACTAGCAACAACTCCGCTTGTTGAAACAGACGATGTTGTTTCTGAAGCATTAGCTGATGCAAATATCATCTTAACTCCTGCTGAATACGGGAACGTAGTTACAAAAACTCAATTAGCTTCACTTCAAACTGGTGGAAAAATTGATTTAGCTTCTGCTAGATTGGTTGGTATTAACGCAGGTAGAACTCAAGATAAATTAGCTCTTTTATCTTTAGATGCTTCATCTAATGTACAATTTGCAGGAACAGGAAACGGAGCAAATGGTGACTTAGCTGTTACTGATATTGTTGACACATCATTCCTTAACAAAATGTATAACAAACTTGCAAGAAACTCTGTTCAAATGATTAACGGGTTATACGTTGCAGTTCTACACGATGACGCTATTCATGATTTAAGAAACAGTGCTGGTTCTGGTTCATGGGTTGACATCAATAAATACGCTCAACCAAATGAAGTTCTTATGAATGAAGTTGGTATGCTTTGCGGTTTCAGAATCATCAGAGATAACCATGCAACTATTTTTGCAGGTGCTTCAGGGGATTCAGAAGATGTTTATAACTCTTATTTCATGGGATTCAACGCTCTTGGAAAAGCTGTTTCTAAAGAGGTTGGAATGGTTGCAACTGGACCTTTCGACAAGTTAAACAGATTTGTAAACCTTGGTTGGTATGGTGTTTTCAAATATGGAATCATTGACCAAGATGCTCTATATATCGGTCGTTCTTGTTCATCTTTATCAGCTTAATTAGTTGAATAATTTGGGGGTGCAGAAATGCACTCCCTTTTCTATCGGGTTTAAATGGCTTTATCTAAAAATATAAATTTGATCGTTTATAAATTGGAAGCCAATTCCTTTATTGAACTTCAAAAATTAATGCTCCTTAATAACGTGGTGAATAACACTATGTTTGACTATTTCCAAGTTCAAGAAACAGAAAATAAAGCTATTGTTTATTTCAGAGCAGATGCTTCTATTTATCGCCCACCAAAGGAAGGTAAATAATGTCAGGCATATTTGTTAGAAAAAACATTAGAGACAGAGAGCATGAAAAATTTAGGGAAGCCTCTGGTGACCTAACAAAGGTTGCCGTAAGCATTGAACAATCAATATCTGAACCCGTGCCAGTTTCTTTTACTGAGCTAGGTGAGCCGTTAAATGTTTATGATGAAGCTCCAAGTGTTGCAGGTTTAGCAACTGAAACGATAATCGACTACACAGTCCCTGCTTTAAAAGGTCTTGATGTTAAGCATATTCATATATCAGGCGAAAATAAGTCTGTTTTTACTATAGAAATTAACTCGGTTATTGTTTACAAGCACAGAATTTGGTTCACAAAATTCAGTGACAATATCGAGACGACAATCAGATTACAGTCAGGTGACAATTTGAAAGTTATCGTAGAAAATAAAAGCAACTCAATTTCTGACTTTAACAGCACAATAACAGGGAACATTTACAATGCATGATTTAGAAATACTTGAAAAAGAATTAGAGCTTAAAAAAGTTATCGTAGGGAAAGATTCTCTACAATTAGATATTTTAAAAAGAAAAAAAGAGATTGAAAGAATCGAGAAAAATCTCGAAATTCAATCTGAAAAAATAAAAGAACTAGAACAAGAGCTTAAGGCTCTTAAAGGAGAATAACCATGGCTGATTTTGATTCATCACTTCCAATTCGTACCGAGCAAGATGGTGACGTTGTAGCAAAAATTGCAGACGCAACAACCCCAAGTCAACAGTTAAAAGTTGAAGCAGACGGGTCAATCAATGTTAATGCTGATATTACGGCAACTGATTTAGACATTAGAGACTTATCACACACTCAAGATTCAGTAAAAGTTGGTGACGGAACTGATTTCTTGGCAGTTAATGCAGATGGTTCAATCAATATTACTGACAATGGTGGCTCAATTACTGTTGATGCTTCTGATTTAGATATCAGAGACTTATCTTTCGCATCTGACAAAGTTGACGTTTCTGGTTCTTCAAATGTTGGTGTAACTGCTACTGATTTAGATATTCGTGACTTAAGCGCAACAACTGATTCAGTTTCGGCTCACTTAAAA